AACCAACTATCGCCCCCCGTTTTCCTTCACTCGTCATTATACTATACTATAGATAATAATTTTTTAATTATCCAAACGCACTTCGGATAAATCGGACAAAAAACGAGATTTCTATATATTCATCAAAAAATAAATTTCAATTTCTATATATTCAATAAGTAAAACCCCCGCCATATGATGCCGTCTAATGGTTAAGGTTTAACAGGCGCCCCGTTCGGGTCTGTCTCTCCATTCGCTCCGCTCATCTGTTAAACCTCCTTATATATGGTTCCCTCAAAATCTCTATAAAATATATTTTAACTTATCGGACACACGGACAAAATGAATTTTTATGAGTCGCCCTATATCCTTTTTATGATTGGATACATCGGACACACTACGGAAATATATCCAATGCATTATAAATTTGTCCAATGTCCATAAAATAATTTACACATCACGATTTACACATCACGATTTACACATCACGATTTACACATCATGATTATATTTAATGGTTGCGATGCTCTACGCTCAATATTCTTAAGAATAGATATTTCTTTTTTGCCGTCTGCTTTTTCTGCGTGAGACATGCCACACTACGAAAAACGGTTTTTGTTTAAATGGTTTTTAATTTTAAAATAACTTGTCATTATTTTGAAATCATTAAAATATATTTTGAAATCAATACATTATATTTCTAAATTTGGGGGGATGTTTGAGTAATATAAAAACGCCCCATGCTCTGAATTTCGCCCGTGCCTTCCGTTATAAGTTTGTTTAATGTGTCTTTATCTGCACTCATAGTAAAAGAGGATGATAAAGAATTATCGAGAACCCTAAAACAAAATGTCAAAAATTGACTATGAGAGGTCGGCGTCTGCAGGGTTATAGTATTTTGCATATTCCACGAATAAGACTCAAAATTAAAAGTGCCAGACGTGCCCCCGGTCGACGGATATAAAAGAACTTCTTCAATATTTACGAAATCCGCAAAAGGGGGACGATTAAAAGGAAATGTGGAGTCCTTGGAATCAGGCACCCCCAAAACTTCATAATTTAAAATGTATGTTCCCGCACGTTGTGGAGGTAATGTAAATGTACATACGCTCATCGATGTCGGAGACGTGCTATAGGGGGATTGTTCCAATATAACACCCAATGTATTTATTTTACTTTCATATTTTCCTAATAAATTTTCTTCTGCATACATATTTATAAATTGCCCACTCATTACCGGTATATTTTCACCAGGCTTCGAAAATCTAGTTTTATATAAGGATACATCGTAGGATACCCACAACTCGCCCAAATTAACGCCCTCTTGTTGCATTCCGACAGTAGCTATATTAAAGGTTCCTAAATCATATAATCTAAGATCGGACGATGTAAGGGACTCATACCCCAAACGGGTATATAAAAGGGGTATGGATGTTTGACCGGGGGCACATTCGACCGCCGTAATCATACTTAGGGATGGTTTGGTGGATGATGCAAATATAGCATTTTCCATACTCAGTTTATCAGTAAAAGGAGACGCCAGGGCGTTATATTCTACAGCACCGATAACATATCCCAGCGCCGTATTTGTAGAGTTAAGGGCATCACTTGACCCGCTTTTAAATTCAAATATCATGCCGTTTATTCTGTATTGTTCAAACTGTGCGCCAATTCGGCTAAGCCATGGAAAAGTTTGAATTAAGGCAACATTAATTGGAAATACTTGATTATTAAATGTAGTCGAGCTTAAAATATCTTGGATATATTCTCTATGACATATACGTATCGATCCGCTGGAGGCGTTCGTATCAAATTCAGGAACGACGGGCGACATTTTCGAAATTAAAGAATTATGATTAACACCCGCTATATCGTAATCACCCATACCGGATATTACATTTTTCGCCATCTTGCTTAATTTACCTAATCCAAAATCTAAAAGACCATTTCCAATACCTTTTAATACTCCGCCAACGGTTCGCCGAGGTCGGGCGGTTGGTATATCGGGCTGTTGAGGGCTCGGCACATGTTGCGCCCCTCGGGGTATCGGGTTTCTATAAGCCCTTTTCGGCTTTCTTGCGGTTGCGGGTTTTCGTTTTCTATACGGTCTTGACATTTCTATATTATATTATAGTCTGAGAAAAAAAATAAATAAAAAAACGCATTTTCTATATATTCATCAAAAAAATTAAATTTCTATATATTTATGAAAAATCGGGAGTCTTCGAATTTTCCCGCTCAATTTGAAATAAGATGTCTTCTATATTACTTTTTTTCGCTCGTGGTGCCTTTGGTTCTTTTTCAAAAAGTGAGTCGGAGGAGTCATCCAAATCTAGGGGCGGTATATATACCTTTAAATGCTTATCTTTGATAATCCATAAATTATACCTATCTTTAGACAAAAAAGACAAATCGGGGCATGTATTACAAAATACAAAAACCCTCGGGGCGTTTATTCTGTGTATTCTGCTTTGATATCTATATTCGGCCAATCGCCCACTTTTAACCGTTTCTAATGCACTGATAATATTACGGGTGTCATATTCATTTATCCCCCTCGGCATATCACATAAAAAAGCCTTTATATTTCGACATTTCGATTCTTTCCCGTCTCCATATATCTTTTTTAAGCCCAAAGCAAAACTGCCCGCATCTTGAACAATTAATTTATAATCATTCACGCACGGTATTATATGACAATTTTCATAAATTTCTAAAAAGTCGCATATAATAGACTTACCATTATTACCGATCGGATCAATTATAAAATCAATTGTCCTATAATCATATGTTCTTGCCATTTTCAATATATCAATCTGAAAAGGATATAAAGATGACTCTTTTATATTTTCTAGTTCTCGGGGTATGTGTTCATATTCTTCAGGCTCTCCGCCAAAATTCGAATCTGTATAAGTTTCACCTATTCGGCCATCCAATTTCATAACATACGAAAACGACCGGGCGTTATAAGTCGCCGTGCATGTCGGTCTGATAGTTGTATAATCCTTATGATCGGGGCTATTTATCGCTTTAATAAATAATTTTAAGGCGTTCGCTTGTGTCGTTTTTGAGATAAATAAGCATCTTACTTGATAATGCTTTATCTTTTTTTCGGTTCCCTCTTCCAATTGAAAAACGAATTTTTTACATATCATTTTTAACGCCTTGCCCAACTCGTCGGCCCTCAGTTCCTTCCCGCCTTCCTTTCTCGGGGTCTGTTCAATTGTCAAATCAAAACCAACTATCGCCCCCCGTTTTCCTTCACTCGTCATTATACTATACTATAGATAATAATTTTTTAATTATCCAAACGCACTTCGGATAAATCGGACAAAAAACGAGATTTCTATATATTC